CCTTGGTTGCTGGACTAGCAACTTCATCAGCCATAGCAAATGTTGTTGAAGATACTACCCCACAACTAGGCGGGGATCTTGACATGAATGGTCAAGACATTGTTACTACATCTAATGCAGATTTAGAACTGGCTCCAAATGGGACAGGCCACGTAACAATAAAAGGCAATACAAATTCTGGTGCGATACAGTTTAATTGTGAAAATAATAGTCATGGTCAGATTGTAAAAGCCCAGCCACATTCGGCTGGTGTTACTAATGAGCTTTTATTACCAGCAGGCGGTAATTCAACGCTTGTATCTTTAATATCTACAGATACACTAACTAACAAAACCCTAACAGCCCCAACCATGACAGGGACTGTCACAATTAATAGTACTGATGCGCTGACTTTGCCTGTGGGTACAACAGCCCAACGACCTACTGCGGCTCAAGGAATGCTTCGCTATAACACAACGACAAGCGGCTTTGAAGGTTATGATGGCTCTTCATGGGGTGAAATAGGTGGTGGCGCAGAGTTTGCATACACGCGAACAGCCGCTACAGCTACTGCATCTCAAACAACCTTTTCTGCAACATATACGGTTGGTTATGTAGATGTGTATCTAAATGGTGTAAAGCTTGTTGTTGGTACAGACTTTACAGCAACTAATGGCAGTTCAGTTGTTTTAGCTTCTGGAGCTACAGTAGGCGACAATGTTGAAATACTTGCCTATCAAACTTTTTCAGTGTCTAATGCTTTAATTAATAGTAATAATCTTTCAGATGTTAGTAGTGCCGCTACAGCAATAACAAACCTTGGAATTACTTCTACAGCGGCAGAGTTAAACATCCTTGATGGTGTAACCAGCACTACAGCCGAACTTAACATTTTAGATGGTGTAACTAGCACTGCGGCTGAATTGAATATTTTAGACGGGGTTACATCAACAGCAACAGAGTTAAATATCCTTGATGGTGTCACTAGCACAACCGCTGAGTTGAATATCTTAGATGGCGTTACAAGCACCGCCGCAGAATTGAATATCCTTGATGGGGTTACATCAACCGCCGCAGAGCTTAACTATCTTGATATTACTACGCTAGGAACTTCTGAGGCTTCAAAGGCGGTAACGGCTGACTCAGGCGCTAAGGTTAAGTTTATTGGCACCACATCTGTTGCTGAGATGATTGAAAAGGTTACTACCCAAACCAGCACAACGGGTACCATTAACTTTGATTTTTTGACTCAAGCCGTTGAGTTTTATACGGCAAACCAAGGGGCAAACAGAACGATCAACTTTCGCGGTGATGGCTCTACAGCCTTAAATGCTGTAATGGCAGTAGGAGAAAGTATGACGGCGGCGATATTAATGACTCAAGGCAGTTCAGCGTATTATTTAAATACCTATCAAATTGACGGCTCAAGTGTTACTCCTGAGTGGTCTGGTGGATCTGCCCCTTCATCAGGAAACGCAAGCTCTATTGATTCGTATGTATTTACAATCATTAAGACAGCAGACGCTACGTTTACTGTTTTAGCCAGCCAGACGCAGTACGCATAATGCCTTTACTATCGACAATTGGTGCAGGGTCTGCAAAGGGTTTTAATCCCGGCGTTAGCATATCCCCCGTAATACTAAGTAAAATTGTGTTTCTTGCAGGAGGCGGTGGAGGCGGTGGTGCTACTTCAGCGGGTGGTGCTACTGGATCAAGCGGTGGCGGCGCAGGCGGACTCAAAACAGAAACTAATGTTACAGTTTATACAGGAACGCAGTACAACGTCACTGTTGGTGCTGGAGGATCTACTGGCGGTCAGAGTAGTGACGGTTCTGGTGGCGGTAATACTTCAATTACTGGTACAGATATTACTACTTTAAGCGCCGCAGGCGGCGGTGGGGGAAAATACGGCAATAACGACGGAAACAGCGGTGGTAGTGGAAGCGGGGCTGGCGGTTTAGGAAATACTGGCGGTGCGGGTACATCCGGCGAAGGTAATGCTGGTGGAGATTCTAACACGGGCATTGACGGTCCCGGCGGTGGTGGTGGTAAAGGCGCCGCTGGCAGTGATGGTTATTATGTATCTTCCGGCACTCCCAATTTCTGGTATTACGGCGGCAATGGGGGGGCAGGAACCAGTTCTAGTGAGCTAGGTGTTACTGTTGCCGCTGGCGGTGCCGGTGGTGGGATCTACTATACAAGCAGTGGTGGTTACTTTGGCACCGGAGGCTCTGGTGGCTCTGGTATTGGCGGTAACGGTGGTTATAACAGCAATGCAGGCAACGCAACAATAAATCGCGGTAGCGGTGGCGGTGGCGGCACAAGAACTGAGGCGGGTAACTCCTTTGTCGGCGGTAACGGCTCTGGAGGGGCAATGAAAATTTATGCGCCACAGCAGGCCACAGCTACTACAGGATCGCCTACCGAAACTGATGAGGGTAGCGGCAATTACAGCTATCACTTTACTGGTTCTGGATCAATAACTTTTTAAGGTAACAAATGGCTCACTTTGCAAAAATTTCAGACGATGGAACTGTACTTGAAATCATAGTTGTAAATAACGAAGTTTTGTTGGATAACGATGGAGTTGAGCAAGAGCAACTTGGTAAAGATTTTTGCCAAGAATTATTTGGCGGCATCTGGGTACAGACCAGCTATAACAACAACTTTAGAAAGCGTTTTGCATTTATAGGCGGGAAATATGATTCAACTAATAATGTATTTCTTTTTCCACAACCTTTTCCTAGCTGGACGTTAGATAGTAATTATGAGTGGCAACCGCCAGTTAGTTATCCAAACGATGGTAAAGCATATTTATGGTCTGAAGAAAATAATACTTGGGTAATTAATTCAAACCCTTCTGCCGCAATTTAAAACTTTGGAGTAATAAAACATGAGCAATGCTAGAACAATTGCAAACCTAGCCGCAGTAACAGCAACTGCTACAGAATTAAATGCTTTAGATGGTATTACGTCTACTGTAGGCGAATTAAACATCCTTGACGGGGTTACAAGCACTGCTACAGAGCTAAACATTCTTGACGGGGTTACAAGTACCGCAACAGAAATAAACCTTCTTGATGGTGTCACAGCAACTACTGCGGAGCTAAATTACTTAGATGTTACTACGCTTGGCACTTCAGCGGCTTCTAAAGCTGTTACAGCAGACGCTAACGGTGTTGTTAACTTTGATGCGGGAACTACGGATGACGTAAATACAATAACGTCTAGTTCTAATGCCGCCACAATTAATCTTCAGCTTGGTAATGTGTTTGAGCATGACCTCACTGAGAATGTTACTTATACCTTTAGCAATCCCGGCGCGAATAATACAGCCACTGTGTTTGTTTTAAAAATTATTCAAGACTCATCAGCTAGAACGATTACATGGCCCGGCAGTGTTGATTGGGCGGCGGCAACTGCACCAACCCTTACAACTACAAATAATGGAGTAGACATATTTGTGTTTTTTACTAGAGACGGCGGGACTACCTATTACGGCTTTACGGCTGGACAGGCGTTTGCCTAATGAGTAATTTATTAAAAGTTATGGCGGCGTCAGGAGCAAAAGGCGTAAGTGCTGATATTGCTGTCGTGCCTCACGAAGATGGTGGAGGCGGTGTTCAGGTCTTTGATATATCAGATCCCACCAATATGTCTGTGCTTGGAACTACAGGCAGTGTGGCCGCTATGACTAAACCGTTTCAACTTAAACTGGACATTACCAATGATAGAGCGTTTGTTGTTTGCGAGGATGACAGTGTTGCGGTTATAGATATTTCAAACACAAGTTCACCCTCTGTTACAGGTGCGCTGGCACAAGAAGACAGCATGAAATATTGCGACATAGATCCGTCTCGTGATCTTGTCTTTGGCGCTGACTTCAAAAATCCCGGCGGCATTAGGGTTTATGACGTAAGTACGCCAGCTAGTCCTAGTTTATCCGGCTCCTCTACATCCTCCACATATACTAATCTGTCTGGCATTGCAAACCACCGAAGCAGAAACCTTTGTTTTGCGGTGCTGGATGACCATCTTTATGCCTTTAATGTATCTACTGCAAGTTCGCCCAGTCTAAGCGGTAGCGCTTTAAGCGATGGAGTAAATTTAAATGACGCAAAAGCAATCAAGCTGGATGAGAGCAATAATGTGGCTTTTATTGCAATTCGGAGTGGAATCACATCAGTAAACATAACCAACACAAGCAGTATGTCTGTGCTTGATAGTGTTACCGATGGTTCCAGTAATACTGACAACAGAGATATTGCTATAGACTTAGACGCGGGAATTGCTTTTGTTACGTCTATAAGTGGTAACTGTTTGATGGTTTTTGACATTAGTGACACAAGCAATCTTTCTCATATTAGCACATTTGGAACTAGCTCAACTTTAAGTGCTCCCAGAGGGGTAATGTACGATCCTGTTGCTAAGGTCGCTTATGTTTCTTGTTGGTATGGAACTACTGGTAATAAATTGGTTGCCGTCAATTGTAGTAACACATCTAGCCTAAGCGTTTTGGGTTCAGTTAGCACTGGAAACGCACCGGCAAGAGGGGCATTAAATATAGGGCCGCGAGAAGCAACTAACGGAGAGGAGACAAGCTAGATGATACGTTATAGAAATAGAGAAAGCGGCGAGTTAATTAGCAGACATCAAGTAAAGCTGTTGCATCCGAATACGTCAATTCCCTCTGTTTGGGGAGAAAGTGTTTATGAAGGCTTGGGTATTGATCCAGTGCCTTTTCCAGAAAAGCCTAATCCGTCAGGCACTTACAAGGTCGTAACGGAAGGAGAGCCTACTCAAGACTCATCAGGAGATTGGGCAGGAACATGGTCTGAGCGAGATATGACTACTGATGAAAAAACTGCTTGGGATCAAGAAGAAGCTGAAAGAATAAGAGCCAGCAGAGACACGTTGCTTGCAGAAACAGACTATCTTGGGTTATCAGACGTAACTATGTCATCAGCCATGATAACGTACAGACAGGCTTTACGGGATGTACCACAGCAAACAGGTTTTCCTAGCACCGTTAGCTGGCCTACGAAGCCTTAAATGAATGGACCCCCTTTCTCTTGTAGCATTAGCATCCTCGTCGTTTAGAGCGGTACAGCTTTTAGTAAACAAAGGTGCTGAGATTGAACAAGTTGCTCAACAGCTAGGCAAATGGTTTAGTTACGCGGCAGACATAAAGCAAGCAGAAAGAGAGGCAGAAAAGCCTCCAATATTTAAAAAACTTTTTAGTGGTAGCTCAGTAGAAGAAGAAGCTTTAAACGCCACTATAGCTAGAAAAAAACTGCAAGAACAAGAAAAGCACATACGTGAGTTAATTGTCTGGGCATATGGCAAAGAAACTTATATAGA